GTCAGTGGTGAGACAGCATTTGAGAACGCACGGACTGAGGTGCTGTTTCCATTTTTCACTAATGTGAATTGATACTGTAAACCTGCTGCGGGATCTGGATTATTAACAAGATCCTGCAAAGTGTTTGGGGTAAGCGTCAAAAAACTGGAAATTCCTGTTTGATTATCAATCATAAAGACTGGACTGTTTAATGCTACTGGAGTACCTGTATAGGTTCTTTGTACTGGTAACATATCTAGACTCCAAACTCCTGTTGTGGTGTACTAGCGCCGCCAAACATTCCGCCAAGTTGGGATAACCCACCTGTTAGAATTAAATTTGCAGCGCCGCCAACAATACCGCCTGTAAGAAATGCCGCGCCTGTAGCTGCTATCGGAGTTATTGAGCTATTAGGGGCAACCCTACTCATAACTAATGATACTAAACTGCCTGCGCCGATTCCTTTGACAACATCGCCAATAACACCGGTTTTCAAACTTGATCCAATTCCTCTACCCATTGAAGATGATCTTCTACGGATTGATTTTGATCTACGTTTAACCATAGGTTTTTTAATTGTAGTCCGTCTTTTAACCTTTGCTGTTACTCGGCGTTTTGTTGTCGTTTTTCGGCGTTGGACCAGTGTTTTTTTAACGGTTTTAGTTCCCCTGGAGGCCGCTTTTCGTCTACCTAATGCCATGCGTTTTAAAAATGCTGCTTTCTTTGCGCCTTTTAGTTTTGCCATTTTACAAACCTATTCCATAAGATTGAAGAAAACTTTTTTCTTCTTCTGTGGCTTTTCTTGCATTAGGGAAATTAGTATTAACTACATATTCCAAAGATCCAGCAAATGGCGGCAATGGTTGGCCATAACTTATAGCTGTGGGTAATGTCATTTCGTTAGGTGTTTGTATTCCAGGAGATGTTGTTGTTTTAGGAAAAATAAAAGATTCATTCCCGCTTTCTCCATAAGATGTTTCACTTTGTGGATAACTTTGTTTTTGATAATTTAGGTACTCATCATAGTCTCTTGTTTCTGTTGGATCTAGTCTAAAGCCTTCTGGTACGTTTGATACTAGTTGCGGAGTTTCTACAAGATTTCCAAACTTGTTAAATGCCTGTGTCACCTGACTTCCCAATGCTTCTGTGAATCCTCCAATCTGTGAACCTATGGCGGTTCCAATACCAGCCCCGCCGCCTAGTTGTTTAAAAATTAAAATTGCTGCGCCAATTCCGCCCAGTGTTAAAATCGTATTAAATGATACCATGTGTTAACGAATACCGTTAAGTAATTTAACCATATCGGCTTAAACCGCCAAATCTTGTTTGATATTCTTTTTCTACTAAATTAATTCCCTGTTGTTGTTTATCTTCGTAAACTTCTGCAGCAGAGATATTTCTTTGTGCGATTAGTTTGTTATAGTAACCTGTTAGAGCTGCAGTTACTTTAGGAAATTTTCTAAAATTACCACCTGTAACAGAACCACCATAACCTAAAGCACTTTCAGATTCTACCAAGTCTTCATAATAATTAATAATATCCGCACCTGTATAATCTCCATATTTTTTTCCAGTAATATCCGCTATATTTTGTTTATCTGATTTATACAGATACGCTGATGCATTTCTAGATCTAGGATTACCACCCCGACCCAATCCAGAATCTATTATTTCTTGTGTGGTTATGTATGCTCTTGTTTGATCCAGTTCATTCTGCAGATAGCTAACTCTTTCATCTTTCTTTTCTGTTTCAATGTTAAAAATATTTTTTAGTTGATCAGTTATATCTATTTGTGTTACTTTTGGCGGAGTGATGATTATTTTTGTAATTTGTGATATAGTTTTTGGAATTATATTTATTTGTGAATTGATTTGAGTTTCATTTTCAATAGGCAATACAGAAACGGTAGACTTTCCAGGAAATGCTTTAACATTAAATGAAGCTGCTCCGCCCTTAGAGAGAACCAAAGCGACAAGTAACGCGCCGCCAATAATAAGAGCTTCATTGATCTTCATCTATTACAGAAAAGACACTTGTCAATTTTAACTGTATCCCCATCAAAGATAATCCCCCAGCCAGCATAACAAGCGGTACAAAAAGAACCAAGTTCCTTACCACGTTTACACGGATTCCATATCTGAGGTAGGTTGTTGGTCATTAGCTTTAGGTTTCTTTACAAACTTTTCAATTAATCCAGCTACTTTGTCCGGGTTATCCTTTACCATCTTTTCAATAAATCCCATGGCCTCCGGGGATTGTAACAAAGGTTGTATGTTTTTAGGCAACAAAGGTGCAAATTGAGAGATAAGACCTGCAATAGATCCTAGTGGATTCTCCTTATCAAAATCATCAGAAGATATTGTAATGTTTTGTTTCATCTTGTTTAATTTTCCTGTTAGTTTCTTGTTGTCTTGCTCAAGGTCGGCAATATAGGATACATATCTATTCTTCAATTTTCCATGTATCTGATCAGATCCAAAAACGTTCCTAGTAATTACTATGCCGCAAATTCCCGCTGCAACAACTGAAACTAGGATAATATATTCAATCATTAGTTTTCTCCCCCATACTAGAACGCATTGACCAACTATTAGCATAAGTTATTGATCCACTGATAGCAATTTCTAAAACTGGATATTTTTGGTTCATAGCATTATAAAATATTTTAATATCTCGATCTAATGATTTTTTCTTTGCTAAAACCTGTTTTGGTGTTAATTCAGTTACAATAAATTTGTAATATCCCACAATTAACGATAAATTACCTTCTATTTACCCCTTATCCCCCCTGGAACCCCCCTAAAACCCCCTTATTCCACTACAGTTAAAAATACGACTATCTCATCATATCCTATCCTCATTTTTATTCATTCTCGGGAAGTGGTAGGGGGGAATGTTTCAAGGGGCTGGCGTAGCCCTAGAAACGTTATTGAATAAAATAATGTTTCTAGGGTTTGAAAAAAAATATGGTCACGATTTAATCATTGTGTGTGTGGATAAGTTAAATACAAACTTTGTAATGAAAACTTATGAGAAAAAATACAGGAGAAACCAAAGTACACAAAACTCTAACAATGCGTATTTCTTTTTACGCATTGGTTGAGCAAATAAGACACAAACAAGGAATGGATACTGCAGAAGACGCGATTGAAGCCTGCGTATATCAAACAGCAAGAAAATTAGGACTTGAAGTATGATCAATCGCTGCAGGCCTAAAAGTAAATTTTTTAGGAATAGAGTATTACACACATGGCTAATATCTCATTGTGATGATGAAGGCCGTGCATTGTGCGTTTTTTGTCAAGCTAGATTTTAAATTGGTTTGTGGTAAACTTCCCATAAGGTTAATTCACCTTTTGGATTTCTAACCACTACTATTTTTTCTATTTTGTCTTTATCTATTTCTTCACAATATTTTTTAAATGAGTCATCTCTGATCTTATGAGCTTTCTTTATTTTAGCTTCATCTATTATCTTTAATTTCATTAGAATTCAATCCCCGTATAAAAGCAATACATAGTTCCAGTTGATGCCCTAAACTGTATAAACTCACTATTTGTAATAAAATGTTTCATGTTCATATTACCTTCCCAACTAACAAAATTTACACCAGCACCACCAGAAGCACCACCCGGACTATCTCTTAAAACTGAAAAAACGCCTTTAGAAAATAATCTGCCTGATGCATTATTTCCACCTATTGAGGTGATCATTACATTAACTGAGGCGGCCGGTATTATTGAAGTCCCACCAGTTCCAACATTAAAAGAGGCATTTGCGAAAATATCCCCTGCTGCCACTATGTTACTTCCTCAATCGTTCCAGCTTGAACACCAGCTATAATTGATGATCTAAATGTGGAGACGTTAGTTGCTGACCATTTGCCCTTGTTGGCAGTAAGACCTGCAATAGCTGTAGCATTGGTTGAAATGTTTGATGTGTTTGTAGCAATGTTTGTAGTATTTGTTGCTATATTTCCTGTATTTATTGCGGTTTGTGGATCTACCGCACCTGTGATTAATGAGAATAATGTAACTGCGCCCATATCTGTCAATGTTTGTGACAATGTTCCACCATCTCCGATTAATGTTTGATTATGGGTGTGTGGTAATGTCACGCTACTGCTTGATCCTCCAAACGCCAATTAGACCATTACCTCTATTGGTGCTTCTGATCTTGAAGCTGGAAGAACCTGTGCTTCAACAAGTGTTGAACCAGCCGCCCCAGCTATAACAGTTAGATAATTTATAACAGCATTGTCTACTGTTGCAAAAGTTGATGATGGAAGATTTGCAAATAATCCATTTAAATTATAGTCATAACTGGCGGCATTAGTTCCATCATTGTTTGTTATCTTTAAGTTAATTGCACGACCTAAAAATTGATCTGGGAAACTAATGTTTGTTTGAACGCCCTGGGGGCATACAATACGAACGGGATAAAGAAGTGGTACATTTCCACTATTCAAGGTAAAGTTGTTTACCATGTTATTAGAAAAAGGCATAATGAATTTTTAACCCCTAGTTCAATGGTGAACCATATCTTACTAGTATCGTTGTTGGAGTAGCTGCACCAGCTCCCTGTTGTGTACACTGCCATTGATAGCTGCCTGAAGACATACTAACGACACCAATTGGTACACGACCACTAGTCAGTGGTGAGACAGCATTTGAGAACGCACGGACTGAGGTG